CTTGGGAGAAAGGCCTTGAAGAGCGCCTTCACGCTGCTGGCGCCTCCAAGTAGTGATGTTGGAGTAATACAGGCCCTCCCGGCGCAGGATGGCACCGATATCGCCGGGATCAGTAGCGGCGTCAATTTCAGAGAGAATCCGGAGCTTGTATTTGGCCGTAAATCTCCGCCGTGGTTTCTTTTCCGGTACTTCCGGATCGGGTCTTTGTGGTGTTGAGTCGTTCAATGGTCCTGGTTGCTGTTTGGTGTTGATGGATTTTACTTTCAGCTGCATGTGAAAACTCCTAACCGCCCTACACTAATTTTGCAAGGGGTAGGTGTTTCACCCATATTGACACAGAGGGAGATACCCACCAAAGGTTGTTATTTCATTAGCTTTTCAATTCGTATCAGGGTTTTCTCTCCCAACAAATAAATTTAGTGGAGGACCCGAATCAAATAATTTTCTAAAAGCACATGGTTTCTCTATTGTTGACAAAGATGGAGCTATAAGTGGAATCTCCATCCAGATTGAAGACGAGATGAGAACCTATACTGAAGGTAAAGAATTGTTCATTACCCATAAGTCATATGAACGGAACTCACAACTTTCTATTATCAAAAAGGAGCATGTGCTAAACAAAGATGGCTGCTTAAAATGTGAGGTTTGTGGATTTGACTTTTATACTGTTTATGGGGAAAGAGGATACGGATTCATTGAATGTCACCATAATAGACCAGTATCAGAAATGGAAGGAGAAGGTGCAGTATCGTTAGAAGAATTGTCCCTTCTATGTTCCAATTGCCATAGAATGATCCATCGTGCAAAACCTTGGATGTCGGTAGAGGAGTTACAAAGAACTATAACGCAATCTTACTAGACTTGTACCAATTGCAACAGTGAACGAACACCATACTGAATTTGAAAATTTTGTACTAGAGGTATTAGGTTGTTGCTCTTCCTCGTGGTATAGACACTATTGTTTTCACGGCGACACCACTTATTTTTTGTTAAATAGCCATCTCCATGACATAGCTAGTCGGTGTAATCTTCTTACAAAAGAGAAAAGCAAAAACAGAATATTCACACATAAAGAAGTCGTTAACATTTTCGCAAAACAATTTTTACCATCAGAAGGTTATTTGCTAGAAAACGGTAAAGCCATACCAACTTGCATCTTTATGAAAAGCGAGAATATACCTGCATCAGTGTTTAAAAGTTCAAAATGGTATATTCATGATTTAGACCCCTTGTTTTCGAAATTTGTTATCTCTCCTTCTGAATATAGTGATTGCATTTTAAAGGTTCAAACCAAACATGGCATTATACACATTTCATTTCATGCATGGGAAAAGTTCATTTCAAGAATCATAACTTGCAAACAAAAAGTCAACAAGTTTGAAAATAGAGACTACCTCTACTATTCAAGACGTTATTGTTTGCGTGTCTTAATAAAATTGTTACAAGGATCAGAAAAGACATTACGAAACAATAGGTTAGAACAATTTCTAAAATATAATTGCAAAAATGCAAACTACTATACAGTTAGTGGGTGGATTTTAGTTGTAGAAGAAAACAAGGTATTAAAAACAATTTACCATAAGGGGAAAATTAGTAGACACGGGTATAAACTAGCAGACAACTAACACAGAAGGCATACTTGCAACAATAGGCTACTTTATGGAATATGGTGAATTGCCTGAAAGCATATGGATTATTGGCGAAATCGTTAACGACAAACTAGAATTAACAATTTGGAATGACAAGGATAATAATCGATATGTAAACATTTGGACCCAAGAAAACATGTGCTTACGTTTCAAGGAAACCAACCACATAAGCAGGGTTCATAATATAGTGCAGCGAAAATTTTTAATCAATGCCATCTACAATTATTACATCAAATATTTTATTGATTCCAAATCATTATATTTACTAATTGACGCATCAGATAATCAAGCGACAAAAGAATATTCTTTAAAAACTGATAGCGAGCATTTAATTAAAATCAAAGATGGCTTTGACATAGTTTCTGACCTTAAAGAATATAGAGATTCAGAAGGAGATATTGTTAACTTAAATAATTTAGGCAGCCAAGTAGCAGGCATTGCCGATATGTTCAAATCAATCAGGCATTCTATCGAAAAAGATAATAATATTTTCGAGAACCCTCATGAAATCAAAAAAGCCTGTCTAGTCTCAAGAAACTCGCATCAAACCAAGGATTTTTCAGAATATTTTGGAGCAATTAATAAGATTGCAGAATCACATGATTGCGATACTATTATTTATGCCATGTGGTCCTACGATGATACCAATACAAAACTAACAAAAGACATTATTTTCAAAAACTCATCAAAGATCAAATTGATTATATTGGAAACAGGAAATTTGACTCTAAAGACCAATCTTAAAACACAAATATGGTTTACTTATAGAGATAAACAAGAAATCATTCAACGGTTTGCCAGATCTTCGGATTCAAACGCACAAAAGCAACAGGTTATTGACGATTTATTTCGAAGAATTTGTATTAATGAAGGAGCTTATTTATTGATTTGCGGTGAAACCAACATCGTCAAGTACAAACCAAAAACTAACAAAATAATAGATGAATTTAACCTCGTAGAATATATTTTAGACGGATACGATTTGAACATAATAATTAATCCCATACATGACTATATGATAAGGCATGAAATGAAGAAAAAAAGGCAATTTTTATCGATTAACAAGCGTTATGTAATATCTGTATGGAACACTGGAAAAATATCTAGCACTGGTAGAAAAATATCGGAACCCAAAACTCCTTGGACCATCTTTTATGATGGAAACGATATTACTTCCAGCGTAAAACCAGTTTATAATGCAATTCCTGGCAATATAGACATTATATTAGGGATAGTAACCCTTTAAATAACAGATACTGAATATTAATGATTAACGGGATAATATCAACACTTATAACCCTCAATGAATCCCCTTTAGTTTTGTAGACACTTCTGGGTTAAGAGAATTAGTTTACTATTAACCTTGCCAAAGCAAATATCTGGAATTTCAAGATATGACTTAACTTGATATACTTCCTGTTTTCTTTTAAAAGGGTATCTGTCAGATTGGATATTGGTTTCTACATTTTTTTCAATCTGCACCCCAATTCAATTTGATGCCTTTTTTGAATTTTTCTTTTAGAAAATCAGCACCTTGACCTTCCAGGATGGGATCCAGAAAATCATATCCCTCATTCTCCATCTCGGCGATTGCTTCGAAGAGAAAAGGTTTTCCCTTTCTGGCCGGCTGGTGAACCTCTTTTACGAAGATATCCTGCCCGCCAACATTAAATTTCAGGTATTTCCCTTTTTTCGGTCTGATGGTCATAGCCGGCCGGCCGTCATGTACTGCCCGGGCATAGCTCAAATTTGAACCGACTGAGGCCTGGCCGAGTCCAAGGCTTTCGGTCTGGATAGATTTTCTTAAGTCACCGGTCAGGAAGGGAATACGGCCCTGTTTGGTGCCTTTGTCCCTGATTCTTTCCGCAATAGTGAGGGCGATTTTGTCGATATCAAATATTTCTTTGCTCATAATGCCCGCCTGACCTGTTCCAGTTTTCGTAATAAAACAATATTATCGTTTTTTTCGACCTCTTTGGTCGGTAGGGGCTCGACAGCAGGACCATAACCAACAGCTTCCCGGGCTTCGTCGAGGGTGATAATTCCGGAATCATAGAGCTTGGAGTATTTCTCGGAATCCTTCTCGTGGGAAGAGGTGTTGATGGTTTCAAAGGCGATGGTTGCATTTATCCCCATGGCCCTGAGCAGCTGGTTGATCTTGGTTTCGAACAGTCTTTGCCTGGGTGCGATAGTGATCTCCTGGAAGATAGAGAGCTGACCTTCTACTTCTCCGCCGCCTCCAAGCTGGCCGGCAGTAACCACGCCGGCAAGGCGGGGTGGCACGCCGTGGGCGGAAAGAATTCTGTCCCGGGAGCTGTCGCGCATTTTCTCAATGGGATAGGCCCAGGCATTCTCCGGAGCAAGCTTTTCGAACTTCACCTGCACACCGTCGGCATTGATCGGCAGGTACAGGGTCCGGTGGGCATTGCTCGCTCCTTTAAAGTTCTGCTGAACAAATTCCACAACCTTTTTTTCGGTATCTTCATCGAACTCGCCGCCTTCAACAACTATGGCAAGATCGGGGATGCCGGAGTTTAAAAAGAATCCCTGTGCATAGAGATTCGAGTAGTAATCGAGTTCAATTTCAGGGACGATCCCGCGCCAGTCCGGCAGACCATAATGCCGGTTTGCCTGGGTGGCCTGGGCAAAACGAATCAGGCTGTGATCCTCAATGTGATTTGGATCAAACCGATGATACTCGACAGGTTCTGCGTCTCCTCGATATAAAAACGCCGTTTTACTGCCCCTGGGCCTCCTGTAGGTTTTGATAGCCGGGCAGAAGTAGAGCTCTTCAATTCTTCCTCCCCGGCCTTTTACGCATTCGAGATAGCTGTTGGCAGTAGTTTCAAAGTCCAGGGCGACTTTGTTGATCACCTCAAGGAAACTCTCACCGTCTTCATTGACGTTACTGAGCCTGTCCATGACTGCTGTTTCATTTCCCTCGATCACGTTTAACCCGAGGTTAACGGTGCATGAAGCTTTTACGGAGATACTGCGCGCATGGTGGGCATTGAGCGCCGGCATTGAATTGTAATAGACCAGCAGATCGCCTTTTGATTCGTCCCAGGGATGCTGGATTTCATCCCCGGTATTTTGTTCTTTTTGCGCTGACTCTTTTGTGATTTTTGCTGAGTAGATAATTTTTGCACCCATCATGGAGCTCCATCTTTTTGAAGTAATCTTGAGGACAGTGTTGCTCTGATTCTGGTCTCCATCCACAGGTTTTTACTCATATATGGTATCTGAGTAAGGACAGCGTGATTTTCTCCATCCCCTTCCATATCCTGATCCTGACTGAAGCGAAGAGAACCTTTTTTCAAGATCAGGAGGAAACAGTGTGTTTCTGAAAAACATCAAAGTCGAATTCATCTCACTGGTGCACAAGGGCGCCAATCGTAAGTCGGTTATCTGGAAATCTGCTGAAAGAGATCCCAGGGAAGAGCGGGAAATCCAGATCGCCAAAACCGATGAAGAAAAGCGCCTTGTTTACGGCATCGTCTATTCCCCTGATGAGGTTGATACCCAGGGGGATCATACAAACGCCGGCGAGATCGAAAAGGCAGCTCATGACTTTATGAAAGCTGCCCGGGTAGGCAACATTGACAAAGACCATTCCTTTGAAGCTGAGGAAGGCGCCTTTGTTGCGGAGAGCTGGATCGTGAAAGCCGGCGATCCGGTATTCCCTGATGAAAAAGAAGGCGCCTGGGCGGTAGCGATCAAGATAGAAGACGATGAACTTTGGTCGGGTGTCAAAAAAGGCGAAATCGGCGGATTATCCATCGGCGGATATGCCGACAAAATTGCCAAGGCGGTGGATTTTAACGCTGCCCTTACCGTGGATGGTTTCTGGCAATATTTCAACTCACTTGAAAGAGCAATCAAGTCCGTCATCGAGGACGATTCCATAACCGATAAAAAAGCGGCTGTTGCTGAAAATATCGATCAGTTCAAAGCAACGGTTGTTGAGAATGTTACCAAGAGTCAGGGGGATGGCCTGCTGGCAAAACTAAAACGTCTTATCAAACGAGAGGAACAGGATATGGACGAAAAACAAGTAAAAGAGATCGCAACAGCGGCTGTCACCGAGGCTATCGAGAAGATGGCTAAGCCTATCCGGAAGGAAGACCTGGTTACGACGGTTGTTGCGGCAACAAAGGAAATTGTCAAGCCGATCGAGGCCCGCCTTGAAGCGATTGAGAAACAGACTCCCGGTTCAGGCCAGGGGGAAGGCGAGCTGGACGACAAAACCGACTATCAGGCACTTGGTGCAGAAATAGTCAAGGCATACAAAGGGGAGGTGTAAGCTATGGATCTTGGAATGTCTATCCAGACTCCGACCACAGAAAACCTGTTGGGGGCCCATCCGCCAGTTGAGATTCCGATAGTCCTCGTTTCCGGGGAGAACCTCTCCCGCGGCCATGTTCTCGGAAAGATTACCGCATCCGGAAAGTACGCCGGTTATGACGCCGATCTGACAGATGGGTGTGAAACTGCAGTTGCTATCCTCGCTGCCGATACCGATGCCTCTGATGGTGATGAGAACACCATTGCCTATGTCCATGGCGAGTTCCAGGACGGCGGCCTTTCCTGGGATGACGAGGCAAACGATAAAACCAGCGGCCTTGCTGATCTTTATGCGGCCGGCATCTTTGTAAAGTAAGGAGGTAGACAGTGACTATCACCATCGACGCTTTTAAATGGCGTTCAATGACCGCCGCAATCAATCAGCTGCCTAAAACTCCGAGGCTGCTGCAGGATATGGTCTTCAGGACCAGAAACACCAATCCGACTGAAACCATAGATGTCGATATCATTAAAGGCGGGCGTAAGATTCTGCCTTTTGTACGAAACGATGCGGCCGGTACCATCATTGAGAAGCTGACCGGAGAAATGCGCTCTGTAAAGGCGCCGCGACTTCGTCCTAAAAAGCCTTTTACCGCTACGGAGCTGCTCACTCAACGTGGGCCCGGGAAAATAGTGTACGCAAACGGCGGTGATGTGACCGCCGAGCGTAACCGCAAGATCGGCCAGGAGCTCGCCGATCTCAAGAACAGGGTCGATACCACGATTGAGTTCATGTGTGCACAGGCCCTCCAGGGATCCTATTCGGTTTCAAATGACGGATATAACTTTTCCATCGATTTCCAGATGCCTTCGGCCCATAAGCCGGTGCTGGGATCAGGTTCGGGCTGGAATGAGTCTGGTGGAAATATCATGGATGATATTGATACCTGGGCGACCCTCATCCGCAATGCAACCGGTCTTGCGCCCGATATCGCCCTTTGTGGTTCAGCTGTTGTCAAGGCGCTTCGGGATAACGCAGAAGTCAGGGAACTTCTGGATAACCGCCGTACCAACGCCGGAACCTTCACCTGGAAAGCTTCCAACGACTATATCGGCAACCTCAACGGTATCGATCTGTATCGTTACGGTATGGAATATCAGGACCTTGCCGGAGCTGATCAGAACTTCCTCGATGCAAACAAGTTTGTGCTGATCTCTACTCAGGCACGATTCTCTGTCGAATTCGCCTTAATCCTCGACCTGGATGCCGGCGCCGCAATCCAGGGGGAATACTTTTCCAAGTCATGGCTGGAAAAAGATCCTTCAGTTCTCTTTATGCTCGCTGAATCAAGGCCCCTGCCGGTCCCCTGGCAGCCTGAAGCAATTGTCTATGCAGATGTCATCGTTTAAGGAGGTGATCCATGAAAGCTATTCTGACAAAGCCTGTCAAAATTAAGGGCGAATGGCATAAGGCCGGCAGTGAAATGACAATCTCAAAGGAAGAGTATAAACGTCTCTGCTCAAAAGATGCCTGTGTCGTTCCTATCACTGCAGAGCCCGAAGAGGACTCCGAAGAGAAGGAGTAACCCTTGTCACTTGCCAATGTTACAGATGTACGGGCGCTGGGCAGTCTCCCCGGGGCCGAAAAGCTGGATGACACGGTTATTCAGCCTCACCTTGATTCAGCTGCCCGAGAACTCAAGTCCTGGATAGGTGTTTATGAGTCCACCAGCGACAGTGAAAAGAAGGAGAGCTGTATAGAGGCAGAGTGCTGCATATGCATGGCGTACCTGCAGCCGATCCTCCAAAAGCTTTATGAACAGGGGGCGGTCGACAGCGATCAGCCGGCTTCCGATACTTGGAGGAAAATAGCCGACTCCTGGACAGAACGGGCAAGATCGAGAGTGCGAAGTTATGAGGAAGATAACAGTTCCCGGAACAAAGTCGGCTGGCATGCGATATGAAAGAACTCCTCCTTGCAATTGAAAGTGAGCTCAAATCGAAACAGTCCGTTGTTCCGGAGGGGAATATATCGATTGTCCCATGGGAATCCTATCTTCCGTCATCCTCAAATACACCCGCAATATGCATAAAAGACGGACCGATCGATATCGTGCGTCTGGCCGGGGACACGGACGAGAAAACCATGCATGTGCTTATTGCAGTTTGGGTGCAGATCCTTGATCAGCCAGGTTCTTCGGTTGTTGGCGTGGATCCGGACCCGGGAGTTCTTGAGCTTGCAAAACTGGTCTGCTCGATTCTCAACGACAATATGCTTTCCCTGTCAGGAATGCAGGATGGTTACTGCATCAGGGAAAGGGGTAGTGAACTGATGGGCGCCAAAACTCTTACCCTTCAGAGGAAGATTGTCGAGTTCCGTTATGTCTGGGAAGTCGAAAACAATCCAACATAGGGAAATTAACATGAAAAAACTAAAACCAAACTATCCGGCCTTTGAAGTTGTCGACGGACCGTTCAAAGGCCACGTCTATCGTCACGGCCAGGAATATGCACCCGAGCAGATCCCGCCCCGGGAAAGGAAAAAATTTGAGGTGGTCAAAAAGGCCACTACCAAAGCGGAGAATAAATCATGAGAAGTTCAAGCGCCACCCACAATCTGACAGCGATCTCCGCTACCAACTCGGAGAGCGCGATCAACGAATTGAACAGTGTGGATCTTTCCATCCTGTCGGAGGCCTCCGATATTATCAACCTCTCTCCACGGCGGGAGGATAACCGGGACGAGGCCAACGGCAAAGAAGAGCCTGATGAAGTCTACGATAACGGATATACCGCTGAGGGTACCCTGAATCATACCCATGCGCAACCCCAGCATTTTGCCTACCTGTTTGGCTTTGGTCTCGGCAATGTTGCAACAGCGGCAGCCGGCGCCGGGTATGAGCATACCATTACCCCTATTGCCCGGGGTGTGGATCAGGCGAGAGACCTGCCCTCTTTTACCCTGCTGTCAAAACTTGGCGATACGATTCTGAAAAGACGTCTTGCCTCGATGTTCGTCGACCAGGTCACGGCAACGTTTGCCGCCGACCAATGGGTCAAGATAAGTGGAAATTTAAAAGGTACCGGCAAACATACTCAAAACGTCATTGAAGAGGAGGTGGACGCTGCCGGCAACACCACCACCCTGACTCTGGCCGCCAACGGGGTGGAAGGATCGACCGCGGCAGAACGCCTTGATTCGGTGCATCGGATAAAGGTGGAACTTGCGGCCGGGGTCTGGACCGAGGTTGATTTTACCGCAGTCTCTTCTGCTACTCCTGCTGAGATCACCATTACCGATCCGGGCGGTGACACTACTGTTGTGACCTACAAGGTTCTTTACGTTCCAACGGAAGCGGCGGAGTTTACTTTTCCTGCCAGAGTAAAAGAGAGCAATCTTCGCGTTGCCGAGATGAGTTTTAATTTCGGCGGTACCTGGAATGGTACTGCCTTTGAAGGCGGCAGGCCTATGGGGGCTGAACTGAGACAGATCACCTGCGAGCTCTCCAATAATTCGACGGTGTCCTTTGTTCCCGGGGGCGGTGGTTCCTACGCCTCAATGCATGAACGCGGCGGCCGGATCCAAAAGCTGAAGGTCGACAGACGGTTCCGGGATTACATCTTCCAGCAGCATATCAACGCAAACGACACCTTTGGAGTCTATATCAAGTGTGTCGGCGAGGAATTCGATACCGGTCACAATTACCAGGTCGAGATCATCTACCCGAAAGTAGGCCTGCTCACCTCGCCGATTTCCGTCTCCGATAAGAAGCTTACTGAAGCCGGGGATTTCATTGTCATGGAGGACGCGACCTACGGTTCGGTGATCGTCAAGGTGAAGAATATGTGGGCTGGGTATGCCCAGTAAAAAAGACGTTCAACACAACATTAAAACCAATTCAAAAGAGGTTTGAACATAATGGCTCGACGTGAATCAACTGAACAGAATCTGCTGGTCCTGCAGGACAATCTTTCCGACTCTACCCTGGGGGTATTCTACCGTACCCCGACCACTAAGGAGCGGCAGCAGTATCTCAATAAGCGAACTGTCCGTGAGAGCAAGAAGTTTAAGGACAACTCAATCGCCAACAGGGTGCTGTTCGGTAAAAAAATCATGACAGGTCTGCGTGACAATGATTTTGAAAGGACTGTCGGAGACGGGGAATATCAGCCGATTTCCACAGATAAAAAGTCCCCGGACTATTACGAGGACTGGAAAGACTGGATGGAGGAGCACTGCAGTGATGTGCTGATGATCCTTGGCTATCGGGTTTTCGAAGCATCCTGTTACCCGGGGCGCAGTGAAGAGGACCTTGAGGAGGATAAGGAAGAGGATCTGGAAAAGTAATCAAAACAGACCTCGAACACCTGCGGCGGGGTCTGTGTGACGAAAACGAGCAGGCAAAATGTCTTGAGGAAAACGATGGAGATCTCAGTTGGGCCTGCGCCAACTGCCCGAAAAAACGCGGCGAGGATCTGCATCCGTACACGATCAAACTTCTCAGGATAAGGATGCTGCAGAAGGCGGGATATCCCTTTGAACCAGATGATCTGACCCTGGATGAATGGATGGACCTTGGCAGGATCCGTGAGCTACTCGAACAAAAACCTGTATGCCCATTGATGACAATTTCAGATGAATGAAGCGACTCTGAACATAGCGATAAAAGTCGATGACCGCGGATCTATAAAGATCAGGGAACTCGGCCGCACTGCGGAGAAAGCAGGAACCAAAGGAGAGAAATCCATCAAGAAGATGGATGACTCCCTCAAGGACGTGAAGGATAGCTCCGGGCGCACGATAGAGTCGTTTTCAAAAATGGCCAAATTCACCTTTGCGGGGGTGGCTGCTGGGATCACAACGCTTACTGCCGGAATGTTCGCTCTGGTTACCCAGGCCAGCAACCAGGCAAAGGAGATGGAAAACCTGAGCCGTCTGGCCAAGATGAATACTCAGGATTTTACCGCCTATGCCTATGCCACGGAAAGCGTTGGGGTAAGCAGTGAGAAGCTTGCCGATATCTCCAAGGATGTCCAGGATAAGCTCGGTGATTTCATCGCGACCGGCGGCGGTGAATTTGCCGATTTCTTCGAGAATGTAGCTCCCAAAGTCGGCATCACAGCCCAGGAGCTGCAGAAACTCTCGGGCCCGGATGTGCTGATCGCCGTCCAGGACGCGATGGATAAGGCAAATGTCTCCGCTGAAGAGCAGGTGTTTTATCTGGAGGCGATCGCAAATGATGCAGCTCTGTTAACACCCCTGCTCAAGGACAACGGCGCGGCATTGAAAGAACAGGCCGGCCGGGCAAAGGAACTTGGTGTTGCCCTGTCCGAGGTCGACCATCAGGCCCTGATCGATGCCAAGAAAGCAACCCATGAAATGACCGCAGCCTTTACCGGGGCAAAGAATGAGATCGCAGCAGAATTTGCTCCCGCTTTCACCTCAGCCGTTAACATTGCAACCGAACTCATTATCGGCCTGAAAGATGAGGCCCGGGAGTTCGCGGGCATTATGGGCAATATCGTCACCTCGCTTCAGGGCTGGGAGGCTGTTGCCGGAGGCCGCCTCTCTTTCCTCGAATTTGCCCTAATGGACGCCCAGGAACTGCAGGCGTGGCTGGAAAAAGACAAGGCCGGGATCGCCGCATTAGAATCTCAAATTGCCGATTACCAGGGCAGGATAGGCGAACTGCTGGAAAAACAGAGCCGGATCGGCCTCACTGAAAACGAAAAACAGGTCCTGCAGTCGTACCGGGACCAGGTTGCCCAGCTGCAGGAAGGGGTGACGATTCTTGACGAACAGATCTCCAGGGAAGGCACCCTGGTTATTGAGGCGGACAAGCATAAATCCGTCCTGCAGGGGACCGTTGAAGTTCACAAGGATATTACCGGCGAACTGGATAAACAGAGCAAGTATACCGGAGCGAATTACGCCTCGTTCACCCAGGAGCTAACCCTGATGAAGGATGCCGGTGTAAACGCCGGAGCTCAACTCTCACTTATCGAACAGAACCTCGACGATCTGGGCAAGGCCGGAGACGAGTATGCGGCCAGGAATGCGGCAGCAATCAAGAAATCTACAGATGATCGGCTGACTCTTGAAACAGACCTCACCAAAAAGATTAAGGGACTGACTCTGGAGGAAACCGATTACAAGATCTGGTCCCTGGAACAGGAAGTTGCCCAGATGCGCAAAACTGCAGGTACCGATAAAGCGCTGCAGGACCAGATCACTCAGTATCGGGAAAAGAAACTTGCGGAAATAAGAGCTGAGAACGATGACACAGTCGGTTTTATGGCAGATGCCTGGAAGACTTTTTCCGGTGATGTAGCAACTTTTGGCAGAGTGCTCATTGGCGATGCTCTGAGAGGTGAATTCGACGGAATTGGTGATGCATGGAAATCACTGCTGAACAACATGCTTTCTGATTTTCTCGGAATGATCGCTGAAATGATGGCCAGTGAGGGAATCAAGTGGCTGAAATCGCTCTTTACCGGAGGTGACTATTCTTTTGGAGGTTTTGGCTTTGGTGGCGGTTCTGGTGGCGGCGTTGGTGATTTGATGAGTTGGGGATCTGCCTTAAAAACCGGAGCTTCAAAAGTCGGTGGCTGGCTTGGTCTCGGTTCCACGGCATCAGCCCCAGCAGCTATTGCAAGCACTAGTCCGGCGTATGTTGCCGGTGGAGCGCCGCTCGCATCCGCTCCAGCATATTCTCTCATGCCGTACAGCACGACCGGGACGCTTGCCGGGGCCGCAGGGGCAACTGGAACAGCAACAAGTGTTAATGCCGGAACACAGCTTGCGCTCGCAGAAGGAACATATGGAAGCTCGCTTGGCGGCGGAGCAGCTGGCGGTGGCGGTGCAGCCATGGCAGGAGCAGGAGTTGCTGCTGCTGCGGTATTTGGGGCAAAAATGATTGCCGAATGGGGCGCGGACGGAACCCTGTATGAGCAGCTCCAACAGGCTGCAGTCGGTGTCCGGGAACTTCAGGCCGCCGGGGTCGGCGACACACTCACTAGGATTACCGGTGATACTGCCGAGAGCCTGGACGCCCTGGCCGACGATTTCGAGGCGTTTACTCATGTGTCGACCGATGCGTCCGGGGTCATGTATCTGGCACGAGAGTCAATGGACGGCCTTACCACCTCCGTCGATTCGTCGGTTATGGTGTTGAACCAGGCAACTGGCCAGTGGGTTGACCAGACCAGCGCGTTTTCAGCGATGATGGGCTCAATGAGCGATGCGCTTGCCGGAGCATCTGAAGTATCGATGGACGTTGTCCGGGCCACGGCACATCGGATCGCAGTGGAGCGAGGTTTGCCCAGCCTCGAGGACGAACTGGCTGCCGCTTTCATGGTCAACTACGGGGCTGCATCAGACCTGAACCAGGCAATGAAGATGCTTGCTGCAGGAACTGCGTCGTCTGCCGATTCCATATCTTCTGCAGCCAGGCGTGTTGCGAGCTTCAGAAACTTTGATGTCCGGCTTTACAACCCGATGAACGAGGGACGCAAGGCCGACGGCGGCCCGCTCCCGAAAGGATACGCAGCGTTCAGTGGCGGCGGCGTCCTGGAGGGCGGATCTGGCATTCGTGACGATCTCTACCTCGGTACGATAAACGGCCAGGCCCAAATCGCCATGGGCGGCGAGTATATCGTCAATCCCTATTCAACCGCAAAACATAAGCAGTTGCTGGATTATATCAATGCGGACCGGTATGCATCAGGCGGCCGGGTTCGCCATCCACAGCAGCTGGCGTATTCAGTATCGACACCTGACGGGCCTGATATTGAAGCCATTCTGCTTGCGATCGCAACACAAGTCAAGAAAACAGCTGACATCCTGAGACGGGTTGAGCTTGCCGGATGGCCGACGTCGACCAGAGTGGGGGTGAGCGGATGAAAGCAATCTTCCCCGAAGAAATAGAACTCGCATATACCAACGTCCCCGCAAACGCTGAAAACGAATGGGCAAACGCGACGACATATAACGCCGGAGACAGGGTGAAAGTAACGGATCAAGAACCGCACCGCGTCTACAAATCGTTACGCAACAACAACACCAACAAATACCCGCCAGAAAATATAGAGCCACAAGTCATAGAAACCTAAAGCTCGACAAGCAACAGCGTAGAAACAGGCACCAAAACGTTTACAGTCGCAACAAGCCTCGGTTTTACGGCCGGAATGGTCGTCAACATCGCCAAAACATCGACGCCGAACTCCGTCAATATGACCGCAGAAATCACCAGCTACAACTCCGGAACCGGCGCTCTCGGCGTCTCCATATATTCCGTAAAAGGCGACGGCACCCATACCGACTGGACCATCACCAGCAAGGATGAGGTCGGATTCTGGAAAGTGGTTGAGAGTACCGAGCAGTACAAGATGTTCGATGAGTATGTCAACACCAAAACCGTCAACACCAACTCCATTGATGTCAAACTGAATGTCCAGCGTTCAGATTCTGTATCGTTGTTCGGATTGGTCGGTAAAGAGGTAACGGTTTCCCTGTGGGATGCTACGGAAACCACCAAATACTGGGAGGAAACCGTCGACCTGATTTATGGCGCAGCAATCACCCAGCAGATATCGGACTGGTGGGAATACTTTTTCGGGGAGTATTCGCCGAAAGAGGAGATCGCCCTTGAATCAAGTGTCAGCACCTATGACGGCGTTCTGGCTATAACCATAACCGCAGAGTCGGGCTCCGATGCCGAATGCGGAAATGTCGTGGTCGGTCGTCTGTTAAATATAGGCACCACACGAAACGGAGCCAAAGCAGGCATTCTCGATTTCTCATCGAAAGAGACCGACGACGATGGGCGTACCACCATAACACCAGGATACTGGGCCAAAACCAGCAACCTGGACATTTTAGTTAAGAACATAGTTGTCGACTCCGTTTACAGAAAACTCTCCTCACTAAGGGGTATCCCGACCGCATGGGTAGGAGTCGATGGCTATGAAATGTTCCTGGTCTATGGGGTGTTCAGGGATTTTTCAATCACCGTTTCCGGGAATGTGAACTCATGGTGTTCCCTGGAAATCGAAGGACTTATTTAAGAGGATATTATGGCTTTGAATATTCCATCAATTACTGCGCTACCGGACCCGCCGTCAAAAGCTGATCCGGCAAATTTTGCGGAAAGAGCCGACGCATTTCTTGACGCGCTGGCTGATTTCTGTACCGAACTGAACGCGTCTGTCGCGGAGCTGAACACGATCACCAGCGGGCTCGATCAGCAGACAGCTATCGTCGCCTGGGATAATGCCACGACCTATGATTTTCCGGATGTAGTGGCCGGGAGTGACGGCTATTCCTATCGCTGTATTGATACCGGCGTGCTGAACGTCGACCCGACAACCGACGACGGTACATATTGGTTAAAAATCAGCAATGTGATTCCGACAGGCGGGGTAAAAGGGCAAGTGCTGATAAAACCATCCAACTCTGACTTTGATACAGAGTGGGCGGATTTCCATCATAAAAACTTATTGATAAACGCTCTCGGTCGAATCAACCAGGAAGATGTTTCCGGCACAGTTATATTGTCTGCCGGAGAATATGGCCACGATGGGTGGAAAGCAGGTTCCGGTGGTTGCACATACACATTCTCAACCACCGGAAATACAACCACCTTCACCATCACCTCCGGGACATTGCTCCAGATAATCGAAGATAAAAACGTTCCTGGCGGCGCTGTGGTGCTGTCATGGATCGGCACAGCACAGGCCCGTATCAACTCTGGCTCTTACGGGGATAGCGGCGAAGTTACCGCAACTCTCACCGAAGGTACGCAGGCACAGGTTGAGTTTGGGGTTGGCACATTCAGTACGCCGCAATTGGAGCTGGGAACGGTACCGACAAATTTCGAGTATGTAGACTACCAGACAGACTTTGTTAAGTGTGAGCGATATTTGCGGCTGATCTACTGGAAGGGAATGATGCTTTCCGGACGTTCTACAAACAGCTCCGTCCTTGGCTCTATTCCGCTTAATCCTCCGATGAGGGCAACACCAACGGTATTGAAAGATCAAAGTTCAGGGTGGCAAGTATTGCAATCCGGATACTCTTACTCTCCATCGTCAAGCCCGACGTTCACCACAACAGCAACGACCAAAGAGTTACTGCAAGTCAATTCAAATGGAGTCTACACGACGCTGCCGGATCAGTCTATGGCCCTCTCTGGTAACTCAGTGAATCACCTCATTTTAGACGCAAGACTGTAAGGAGAACACAGCATGTATAAATATGAAAACGCAGAGGGAACGGTTGTGTCTGACCTGGAAACAGGACGGTCAAATATTACGTCTTCAAGCAGGTTCTGGGATAAATACCAGGAATGGCTTGCCGAAGGGAACACGCCGGAACCTTTTAGAACTCAGGAAGAGTTGGACGCTATAACAGCTCTTGAAACCCGGGTGGCAGAGTTGGAGGCTGAACGGGATACTGCCGGGATTCGAGATATAACTCCGCAACAGGCTAAGGACTGGATCGACAACGAATTTGCAAGTGCAACGACCAATGCCGAAATAGTCGCGGTAATCAAAAAAATTCTCAAGAAGATGGTTGTGTTCCTTCTTCGGTAAACAAAAGTGAGGTGATGGGATGAAGATTTTTATCAATTTGTTTTTGCTGACCACGGTGTCTTTTCTTCTGAGCGGTTGTTTTCCGGGGATGTCTACTCAAAGCACTATCAAGATGTTTGACGAAGCCGGCAAAGTGACAGCCACAATCACCGGCGCCGCGGTCCAGCGTGATTTTCTCTATACCGACCAGCATAAGAACAGGGATAACCAGACGGCGAAAATGTTCAAGAGCTCAGGGGTCCAGGTAGAAATGGAGATGATCACGCTTGCCGACGGCAGCAAGGCATATCTGCCGAAAAAATTCTCGGTACGCGGAGAACCGAAGTTCCAGCAGAATCTTGAAACCAGGCCGCCGGATCACCGCGGCTGGCAGACGGCAGACAAAGCGCTTGATGTCCTGACCTTCGGCCTGGGTTCATATTACCTGAACGATTTTGGGAAACATGCGGTCAGTGGTTCTAG